AACCTGATACTAAAAAATTTCTGTTACTCATATCTTATTCTGGTTCTCCTTCCCAAACTATCCAAGTATTAGTTGAATTATCATAATACTTCTTTACATCTACTCCGTCAATAATTCTGTGACCTTGATAACGATTTCTTTCTGGAAAAAATCCCCATATTACACGATCTGCAGGAATACTATCCTCTGGATAAGGTAAACTTCTACCTTGATCATCGACTATTGGTTCAGGTACGTTTGGAATCCAAAAATTATTTTCATCTAAATGAAATAAGTTTGCATATTTTTCTGGAAGTTCACCAAGAAATTTATCTGCAGTAGAGTGACCCATCCAATCTTCAGTAAAATATTTTGCGCCTGCTCCTGCGTATCTACCTCTTTGAGAAGAATCTTTCCAAGTTTGTTTCCAAGAAACACCATCGGTAGTATGAGTTAAATTAGATTCACACCAAGCTTCATTAGTTGCATGATCGCCTGGAACTACATTATCATCGTTTACAATTTGAACTTGTATTACGATATTTTCAGAGTCTAGTTCAGCAAAATAAGCCATAATCTCTATGACCTCTCATTAACTTAACTCTTCGTAATTTATTGTAATCACTAAGTCTGATGCTGCGCTAGCTCCACCTTCGATATTGTCTCCCTCTTCTAAATAAAGAGCAGAGTTTTTATCAATTACTACTAGTGAAGAATCTGCTGGCACGTTGATTGTGCTAGCAAGAGCTATAGGTGAACCACCACTTTTAGTTATAAATACTGAAGTAGTTGCAGCGTTTGTTCCATCGATATTGGCTACAAGAATATTATTTATTTTAAATACTTTTCCTGAAGATGAACCATTTGCAAGAAGTTCAGTTGTTAAAGTTGTGTCTAAAGCTGCTTGAGTAGACTTTGCAGTTATTGTTGATATGTTAGCTAGATTTGGTGCTGCCATAATTTATTCTCCTTAATTTCCTTTTACCCGAAAATGAAAGCCATTGCAATAGCTTTTCCTACGGTTGATATTTGTTGACCACCAGCTTGAACTTGACCAGAGCCATTTGGTGCTAAATTTATATTACCATCTGCACCATCCGTAATAGTAATACTTCCTGAGTTAGTCCCAGAATTAGTGTCTAAAACAAGGTCATGCGCACCACTTGTTGTTAATGTAGCTGCAGCTGCACCTGTACCGATAACAGTCTCTCCAGTTCCTTTTGGAACAAGGACCATGTTAATATTAGAATCTCCACCTGTGGCTGAAATTGAAGGTGAGTTACCTGTTGCAGCATTTGTAATATCAAATTGGTTTACTGCAGATCCAGTTGTTTGAAATATTATTTGTTCATTACCATTTTCATCATTGATTCCATGTGCGTCATCAAATGCAATATTAAAATCGTTTGTATCTAAATCACCACCAAGTTGTGGAGAAGTGTCATCTACAACATCACCACCAAACTCAACAGTAACTATGTTTGGATTTGTTCCATCATCTGCTTTTGCATAAGCAATAACAGTTTTACCATTTGCAACAGTTGCACTTGTTCCTGAACCACTAACATATTTAAATACTACGTTTTGAGATCCAGAAGTTCCATTTTTTAAAAGATACATTTGTTGAACGTCTAAAGGTATTGTAACGTTTCTTGATGCTGTAAGTGTACCAGTAAATTCTATTACTCTGTGTGCAAGAGTTGCACCAGTTGATCCATCTGAAACAGATAGAGTTGTGTCTCCTGAATCAGATACAGCTTGTGAAGTAGTACCACCAGCTATTTGTTCAATAATTTCTAAATTAGTATTAGTTTTAGTTCCCCATGTACCAGCGTTTTCACCGGTTGCTTGTTTCTCTATTCCTAGAGGTGTATATGTTGAAGCCATAATTTTATCTCCTATGCTACGTCACTATAACTTGTATTTGACCCAGTTGCAACATTTGTATACGATGAATTTGAACCAGTGTCAATGTTTGAATATCCTTGAATTCCAAAGCCTGAAGCAGTGCCAAATGCAGCAACAGAGGCTGTTGCAGATTGTCCTGTTAATCCCATTACATCTGCAGGAGCTATTGATCCTACAGAAAATGTGCCTGTTACACCAGCTAATCCTACAGCCATATCAGCGACAGTTACTGATCCAACAGATAATGTAGATGAAACTCCGGTTATATCAATAAGTTCTACTGGAGCAACATCAACATCTCCAACACTAGCTGTTGCAGATACACCTGATATACCAACTACATCTGCAGGAGTTATTGTTCCTACACTAAATGATGCAGATTGACCTGTTAATCCTACGGCTATATCATCAACGGTTACTGATCCAACAGAAGCTGTTGCAGATTGTCCAGATAAAGTTCCTGTAAAATCTATTTTTGCAGTTGGAGAATCAAGAGTAGATGTAATAGATTGTCCTGTTACTCCAACAACATCAGCAGGCGATAAAACAAAAGTATTCCAAGCTTGTGGTTCTCCCCATGCACCATTATTCCAAGCACTACCAGTTCCAAGGAATGAATTTATTGCATCAGGAGCTGTTATTTCAAAAGTTATTCCTGATTGTCCCCAGTTTTCATCTCCCCAACCATCTTGTCCCCAACCTGCTGCTATTTGTGCAGAAACAGAAACAGTTCCTAAAGATAAACTTGCGGATTGTCCAGTTGGTTTTACAACTGGATCAAAACTTTCACCCCATGGTTCTTCACCCCATTCATCTCTACCCCAACCTTGTTGAGCTGCAGCAATAGGTGTACCAAGAGAAAGTGTTGCGGATTGTCCAGTTAATATTACTAATTCATCAGTAGCCTGGCCCCATGAACCACCAGTATTCCAAGCATCAGCACCCCAACCACTTGCAATAGCGTCAGTTGTTCCCCAACGACCAGTTCCCCAGGTAGTACCTGACTCGTTCCAAGAATTAGCCATAAGGACTTACCTCCTTATGCTAATCTTATGATTGCGTTAGTTGCGTCAGCTGTTGGAAATTGAATTGTAAAAGTACCAGATGATACAGTTTTGTCACTACCAAAAGCAATTACTGCAACTGCTTTGTTAGATGCCGATGAATTATAAATTAATGCACCATTAGCTGTAAAAGATGCGTCTGTGAAACTTACATCAGAAAAATCACAAAGCGCAGTTGTTCCAGAAGTTGTTGGAGTTACGCTTGTTAATGTTGCACCACCTGATGTGTATGCAGTCCCAGATGAATTTGTAATTTCATTAGTAGATGAAAAAGCTGTTGTGCTAGCTCCTAATGTAGCTGAACTTGTGTACAAAGCTATTTTAAAAGTATTTCCTGTAGTTGCTGTAAAGTTGTGTGTTCCAACTAAAAGCTCTTGTTTAAAACTTGTGCATACTGCCGATGTTATTGCCATAATTTATCTCCTATGGGTTTGCCGAAGTTACCGGTATTCTAACAGTTCCATCAGTATAGTCATCTCTTCGTCTTCTACCGACTTGTTCATTAGCAAACTTTTGTACTTCTTGTTTATATTTATTTTCATATAAAGTCAACATATCTATGGGCCCTTTTAAAAACCCATATGTCTCCGATAAACAACAATATAATAGCCCATTTGGAAAGTTAAGGCTAATATAATTTGTATCATCATTTTCTAATAAAGCTGGGGCAGCATTATAATGAACCCTAAATTTATAAGTTGTATCAGGCACAGGAGCAAACATCATTCTTCCTGATGTGGTATCAGATTCTCCTGTAGCACCACCAAACATAGCATAATATTTAGGTTGTCCCCTTTTAGCCGATGCTGTTGATGATATGTATTCTTGAAGATAGGTAACATCTTTTTTTTCCAACCATACATTAGGTCCAGTTATTGCTGAAGTAGAATCATACACTTGTATTCCTCTAATAAATACAGCACCCGCTGGAGCGTTAATTGTTTCTTGCCCCGTAACTAAATTACCTGATTGTTGTTTTCTATCAGCATCTATGGGCACATCTCTGAATATTCTGTATTGTGCATTTAATATTATGTTTTCTAAAACACTGTCTGATAACACAGTTGAATCTACCTCTGTATAACTTCTAATTTGTGTTTTTAATCCTGATGCACTTAATCCAGCCATTACGCCACTATCTCCTGACAAAGAGCACAACTTTTCTTAAATCTCTTATGTCCAGAACAATGTTCTGGTTTATGAACAGGGATTTCTGGTTCTGGCACTTTAAGATATAATTCTGCATGTTCGTCCATATCCTCTGGACACTGACATGCTTTAATACCAATTATCTTACAAAATAAATTTTTAATCCATTTAATCATGCGCTTAATGTAATTGGCCCTACTGAACAGCCAACTCCTCCTCCTTTAATATTACCAATTGTAGCAGTATCTGTGTCAACTGTAAAATGAAAAAAATTTGCAGTTGAATAGTCTGTTGTAACTCTTGCACCATCTTTGTATTGACCTGTAGTTATTGCATAACCAGCCGCTTTTGCAATGTTGGCACCTGTAATACCATCAAAACTTCCTGGATTATTAAATTGAAAAGTCCCACCTCCAGATGTAGTCAAGGCAGATGGACCTCTAAATCTGTATGTTGTTCCATTTGTTAAACCATGACCTGGTGCAGTTACATTTATTATTCTTGATCCTGATGAAAGAGTTTCAAATGGATTTTCTGGTAAAGCATATGGAACAGAACTTTCTGTTCTATCAGGTCTAACATTACGTAAAGATATAGAATCACCGTTCATTGGTTTTGGTTCTAATTGTGGTTGCTTTGGTTCAAACTCAGATACATGCACAAAGGACCCATTCCATTCTCTTACCATTTCTCTGTAAGGAAATTCCATACCAGATCTATCTGATATTGCTTTTGCGTATTTACCTGTTGCGTATTTTGCCATTATTTTCTTGTAAATATTTTATAACCTTTTCTTACTGCTTCATCATCTAAAGGTTTATTTTTATATTGATTTATTAATTTTTTAAATTTTTTTTTTGCATCTATCAGTTCCGGCGATAGTTGTATTTTTCTAATTGGTTTATTGCTGCCCATGTTAAATTTTTTTCTCATTATGATCCTGGGTAATATGCTTTAGGCGTAATGTGTGTGCTTGAAGCTGACCCGTCCTCCGCTAGTGCTCTTGCTAATTCATCCTCATAAACTAATTTCATGGGTTGAATTAACTGTGGTTGATATTTTTGTGATAAATAATATGCTAATCCTGATACCATGCAAGGCACAAATCTAAATGGTACGTCTGTTGCATTTGTATAATCACCAGCATCTTGTATTCTTTTTATAAAAAAGAAATGCATATCTTTAGATGCATTTGTTGAGTCTGGTGTTGGATAAATGTGTATTGTAACTTTATCTATAAATCTCTCTACCCAATATTGATTAGGAGTTCCTTTAGATAATTTGTTTGAAAATCCCGCATAAGTAGATCTATCTACTTTTGTCATCGGACTGTCTGATTGTGTTGTTTGAGTTCTATTGGATCTTAATTGTGCTTCAAGAACATCGGATATACCAAATACACTTGCTGGACTTGTAGTTGTTGCAGAAGTGCCATCATCACTAGATCTAAAAAAATCATAATCTGCCTGACCTTCTATAAGATCTAAATTAGTTGAACCTACTTCCCAATAGTGAATACCTCTATTACCCCATTCTTGAAACAAGATATTAAGAGTTCTTCTTGCATTTTTTAATTGATATCCAGCAACATTCTGTTGACCTATACGTTCAAAAGCTTCTTCTATTATTTCATCAATAGCAAAAGTTTTGTCGAACGTTACTGTTCCCGAAGTAGTATTAGCCATTTAAACTCCTACGATTCGTAAACTTTAATCCATTCACAAACAATTGTACCTGTATCTCCCGCTGCACAAGCTGGTAAAACGACGTTTACATCACCAGTAAATCCACTAGCTTCCGTGTTTTTTAATCCACCAAAACTAGAGTAATCATATTCCATTTCACCTGCTAAAGTTTGAAATACAACATCTGATGTTGCATCCCATTGCATTCTAATTGCATCAGCTGGTGCTGTTACTGAAACGTTAAAACTAACTTTGTTTAGTCTTACAGTTTTGCAAGTTTTACCATTGTTTGATGCTAATGCAGAAACATCAACTATTTTAGTTGTGCTTCCAGAGTTATCAGAAACTACGTTGTAGTGAGTGATAAGTTTTTTTGCCCCGTCAAATACAGTTGTATTTAATACTGTGTCTGCCATGTGTTGTCCTCCTTTTAAAGAGCGCCTGCATTACCAGGCGCTCCGAGTTTATTATTAATTACGCTGCAAATACAAATGCACCAGTAGTAGCGTCTGCTGCGCCACCCATTTTAGATGCAATGTGCCAAGTTCCTTTTTCATAACAAATAAAAGCAATCATGCTTCCTGTTGTGAATAGATTTGTTGCTGCGTTAGCCGGTGTAAAAGTCAATTTAGTTTCATTTGCTGCTGAAGTATCGAAAGTTACTTCTGATGAACCTCTTGATTCAATTACTGAACCAGTTGCCCAAACATCAGAACCTGCTGCATCAAACACTAAAGTGTTTGTTCCACCAGTTGTATCTTTTGCTTGTGCGTAAACTACTATAGTTCCTTGCGTTGCTGCAGGTAACGTACAAGTTGCAGCTGCTGCGCCTGTGTAGTTTATTACAGAAATAGTGTCTGCTGCTAGTGTAATACTAGTAGCTGTTGCTACATCTGATACCGATAAACCAGTTAAGTCAGGCATACCTGAACTCATTCTAGTTGTAACTGCTCCAGTAGTAGTATTTTTAGTTGCTACCTGGAAACCTTTTTCCGAACGTACCGGTCCGTTAAACGTTGTTGAAGCCATAATTATATCCTCCTAGTTTTCTGAACATAGTCTCTAGGCCGTCCACTATACGGGTCTATGTTCTAATTAATTGTATAGTGATTAAAGTATATACTAGATTTAAGTAGAGCGCAAGAGAGCCTGTAATGTGGATAGGAATTTTCCAACGATGTAGCTTTTTATTAAGTAGCTACGGAAACTTCGGGTGCAGCTTCGTCTATCTTATTCTGCAGATGAGCTTTTTTAGCCTCTGCCATTTTTATATGACTAAGAACTTCTCTGACTTTTCTGTCAATCTTAACCATATTGAGAGTATATCTACCCTCATTAAGATGCTCCTGCTCCCATTCTAAGTCCAGAACCTTCTTTTGTTTGTAAAGATCCTGTAGATGTTGTATTTGCATCTCCATCCATAACCTCCTCATAGGTTATTCTGTTTATCTTGGGATCATTCATTTCTCCAAGATACTCCCATTGTATATCATTTTTTCCCAGTCTGTCAAGGATAGCATTTTCTAAGGATTGAGGATTATCCTCTGATAGGAGTTTAAATTCTGCGTGATGTTTGTAAGCGTAAATATGTACTAAAAATTTTTTCATTGTCTCACCAATTTGTTAGATAAATGGGGCGGTTTTAAGGCCGCCCCAAAAATTAGATTAATTACGCACCTTCAACGCCGAAGATACCTCTAGGGTCTGATACTCCAAATGAGTATCTTTCTCTAGCTTTGTATCTTACGTTGCCAGTGTCGAAATCACCTTCCATCGCAGTTGTCAATGGAGCTCTTGTGAACATTTTCATACCGTTAGGTACGTCTGTCAAGATGTAGAAAGCATCTGAATCAGTTAGGTAATTGTTCACTCTGTATCCTTGAGGAACCATTCCCATTGAAACGATTGCATTTACATCGTTGTCAGCTGTTCCAGTTCTACCTTGAGATTTCATCAATCTCTCAGCTGTAAACTGAAGCTCTGAAGGGATGATCATTTTCAACCCTCTCGCTGCGATTCTAAGACCTCTTTCGTCAGTCATTTTACCGATGTCAATCATCGATTGTTCTAACGAAGTTTCGTTAAGATCTGCCTGCGTGCTCAATGTATTTTTGAATGTTCCATTGATCGTAGGGTGAGAAGCGTTAAACAAGCTTACGCCATCTCCTGAATCAAATGTATCAGTTGATGGTAGACCGTTGATTAAAGGCTCAACAGCTTTTACTTGTTTCGCGTTACTCATAGATCTTGCTAAAGCTTTTGTGTATCTAGCAGCAAGTCTATCGTAGAGATTATCTTCGATAGCTTCTTCTGTGATAGCAAACGCTAAAGCTACAGTCTCGTGAGTGTAACGAGCTGTGAAAGTTTCTTGTGCATCGTCAAAAGACACGCCTGCACCTTCAGCTTTCACTGATGCGTTTCCGAATCCAGATAACATAACTTCCTCTTCGAAAGCTCTGTCACTGTTTTCAGCGGTATAAATTTCAGCATGCTGATTTTCATACCTTTTGTACTCCAGGCCAAATAGTGCATTTAAACCTGGCTCTAGTTCTTTAACTAGTTGTGATCTTGATATTGCCATTGTTATTTTCTCCTATTTAGCATTAACCGTAAAGACGAGCACCTGCCGCCATTACGACTTTAACATTACAACCAGCAGCAGTAATATCCTCATTTTCAGGATCTTCTGCAGTGCCGATTACAGTGAACATCGCCGTTGCCGCCGCTGTTGCACCACTAATGTCTAGAGTTACAACTGACTGTCCATCTTTCGATGTACCGCCATTATTATTACAATTGAACGCAAGTAAGTTTTGGTTAGCTTGTGAAATAGCTGCATCCGCTTTACAAACATATTCTTGAAAAGGGTCGTTATTTACAAAAGCAAAACCATTTGTACTACCTGTGTTTGGGTTAGTTCCAAATGCTTGCGAAGCTGCTACACTGTTTGCGAAAGTTGGTTTCTTAGTCGTGCTATCTATATAGAAAAACCCGTTAAGAACTCCAACTAACTTAGCGTGACCTGTGTTGTCGTAAGACGCTCCACCTGTTCCGCCATCATCAGTTGTAGCAAAAGACGCGTCCTGAATGAAACCTTGATTACCAGCATCTTGAATAGATGCAGGGTCATTTTTCATTAAGGCAACACCTGGAGCTGTTTGAAGTTGGTATTTAGCTTGACCATTGATAGAAGGCGTATTGCCTAATCTCTCAGCGGCTCTAAAACCAAATCCAGTAGTTGACTGATTTGCCATAGTTGTTTCTCCTTATGTACCTGCCCCCGAAAGGGCCTCCAGTACGGTTTATTTAAATTCAGTGATATTTAAAATTACTTTTTAGTACCACCGAAGGTTACACGAGATTGCCTTTCAACATTGATAGGCATTCTACTATCCTGCTCCTTCATTAAATCGTTTTTAACCGCATCGCTTCGATCTTCATGACGTTGAGTCATATACTCTTGTCTTTGCTTCGCGATCTCTTCAGGTACCTTCGCAAGAAGAAGGCCACCAACCCCAACTACCCCCTTGTATTTGCCGTCTTCGACAACTGGATAATCAGATGCATTTTCGATTTCTTCAGATCTAACTAATTCATATCCTTCTCTTAAACGTCCAGATATATTTTTAGTATCTTGAAAACCAACGCTCTCTGCTCTTATCCATCTGTACCTGAATCCATCAGGTGCAGGAGGTGCATCTAGAGATGATGGTGGAACCCACACTTTTGGTCTTTCAGACTTTGACCGTGTTTGGTTCGCACGAGAAGTGTTTTTATCTTTTACCATGTTACGCTCCTTCCGTGTTTTTTAATTGTTTTGCGTATTCTTCGAGTGGCACTCCTAATTTTTTAGCTATTGCTACCTGTGAAGAAGTGAGTTTCACAGTTTTGCGACCAGGCTTTACGCTTCTATTAGCAGATA